GAAATGCGGCCATACAGATTTGGCCCTACTTGGCCAGTGCTGTTGGCGTGCAGGGTAACAAGCACCTTGGTTGCATCACGGTTGCGGAGGTACGCCGGATTTCCGCCATCGCCAAAGATTCTCAGATCGGTGCAAGCAGTGGTGGCGTTGTTGATTACCGCCGTGCTGAAATCGCCATCCATCAACTCAGGATTGATGGCAATACCATCGCCGCCAACAATGCTGATAGCGGAAACTGCGCCTGCCTTGCCGCCGTTTGCACGGTGAACGTGGTTTAAGATGCTCAGGCGGTTAGCGGCAGCCGTGGTGACAATCGCATTGGTACAGGCAAACGATGCGTTGTTGTCACGGATTTCGCAACCGTTCAACGTCACATCCGCGCCGCTGATCGTGAGCATGTTAGCCAGCGCATCAATGCCGTTTACAAATAGGCAGTTTTCTATCCACACATCATTACCTGCGATGGTGATCGTTGCTGCCGTGGAGGTGATGAAGGTGAACGTAGGACGCTTTGCGCCTTTGCCGAGGCCGTAAATACGGACACCGCCAACAGATATGGCGATGGCAGCGGCGGCAGCAATGTTTTCAGCGTGGCCGGGAAGGATGAAGATACTATCACCCTGATCGGCGGTGGCCTGCGTTAATGCGTAGGCCAGTGTCTTAAAGGGGGCATCCGGGTTGATACCGGCACCAACCACATCGCTACCGTTTGCGCCAGTTGCGTTGCTCACATAGAACACCGCGCCGGGGAATTTGGTTTCATTCACGATGGCATCAGGTGCGCCGGGGATTACCCGGTAAAACATTGGATTCCTATTCATGGCGATTACTCCGTAAAAATTTCACATTCCCATTTTAGTAATGGGTGCCACCGGGATAAGTGGCACCCATACCTGTAAACTTAGGTGAGCGAGGTGTTAGGGGTAGCGCCCAGTTCGCGGGGATCGCCCATAATAGCCATGATACCGCCAAGGCGTGCGGAGGCCGTGCCTTCAACAGCGACCACTGCCACAAACGGCCCAAGTATGCCGATTTCCAGCGCATCAACTTCAAGCAGGTAAAGTTGGTTGCTGCCTGCCGTGGTGAGAAAACCAGCGGATGTGGCGGCAGTACGTGCGCCGGGAACATCGCTTACGGTGGTATCTGTTACGCGCCGGTAGTTGAACGGAATAGCCGTGGCTGAGGTACCGGATGAATCAACGGCGGCCTGTACCGTCAGTGTTGAGGTACCGGTAGTGCCAACGCCCCAGTAAACAAGGAAGAACATATTTTTATAGTTCTTCATGTTCACGTAGGTGCTAGTTACCGTGCCTGCGAAGGCGTTGGCAACAGGCGCAAGCAATTGCACCGGGAGGACTGAATCTGTTAATGCGGGCATGGTGTTTACTCCTTAGATTGTTAAAAAAACTTCTTAGAATTGGCCGGGATTTTCACCCGGCCTTTTCTATTAACGGGCTGCCAAGGTGACGAACGGAGACAACGTGTTGCTTCCCTTGAACGGGGTAAGCACGTTATTCCAGATCGGCTGGCCATCGCAACGGTACACAATGCGGAATGCCATTTCATCATAGATGAAACGCACGTGCATTGATGCAGCCTGAGCGGGAGCGCCCTTGTCAATCATCAGGTATTGGCTGAGATCGGCAAGCATAATGTCGCCTTCCGTACCCAGCGTGGCCGAGTACTCAATCGGCACAACAGGGCGGCCAAACAGCGTGGCAAACGGCGAATCAGCCAGCCCATTGGCAGGCAGATACACCGGCAAGCCACCAGTGCCTACGTTGATGGACATGGCGTTAAGCTGCGGCTCTGCATCTTGGTTAATGAACCACACCGCATCTTTGCGGCTGCGTCCCCACATGCGTGACCACATTTTCAAAACGTTCTGGTACACGATGGTTTTTGCAGCTTGGCCAGATTCCTTGGTGATAGCGAGTTTGCACGCGCTATTCATAATCCCTTTGGGTTGGCCTGCGCCGGTACCTTCAAAGATTGCATCTTCAACGAGGAATTTTATTTCCTCTGAAAATGCTTGACGCGCAACGGCATCAAATGCGGTGCCATCAGCCAGTAATTCATCTGTGGCATACATCAAGCCAATCAGCTTGTTTAAGCGCAGATTCATCTGGCGGAATTTTGGCTTTTTGGCAGATGGTGAATCGCCTTCACCTTCCCAGTAAGCATTCACGCCACCGTAACGGCTTCCGCTTGCACGGCTCGTTTCATCAACAGCGTTGATTTTCAGGCCGTTGGCACTTGCGCCAATCGGGATGCGGCGCACGCGGCTGGAAAGCTCACCCATGTTGTAGCTGCGGGTAAGAACATCTTGGCTGAAATCCTGCTGCACCAAAAATCCACCATCGCTGGGGATCGTTTCGCCAGCGCCCGTGGCGGCGGCGTTGATGGCAAGCAAGCGCTTATCAGGTGCGTTGCCGCCCTTACCGGCTTCCACGATGGCAAGCATCTGCTCACCAAAGCTGGCGAAAGGCTTGTTGGCCTCAAGATCGGTAACGGTGATGCGCGGCGAGGTGGTGCCATCCTGTTTTGCATTTGGGTTGGAAGGCTCTGAAATGTCCTTGGCACCGGTTAAGCTGCGCTCAACTTCGGCAAGCTTTTCTTCACGGGTGATGGCGGCGTTGACTTCATCAATGTTAGCCATGATGCCATCATACTTGGTGGTATCCTCAGCGGAAAGCTGGGAAGCATCCTTGTTAGCGCTAAGGAGCGCACGGGCTTCCTTAACAAGATCGGCTTTTTCTTGGCGTAACTGCTTGAGAGTTTTCATTTTAAGTACCCCTTGTTATGATCCGAAAGGGTACCAGCGGCACAACTCTTTCAAGATCGGTTAAACACACCGTTTCTTAAATAGAGCCTTAAAACTGCCGCTTTATGGTCTGCTATTGTCGCATCATCACCGTTATCAGCTATCGCGTCAATTAGTGGTGTGCCAGAAATCAATAACATCAGTATATAGCAAAAATGGAATGAGCTTGCAAATTATTTCTGCAATAGCTCCAACTCTTTTTCCGCCAGTGCGCGATCCCGGCCAACTTCGCTGCGCACCGCTTTGCTGTTTTGCTGGCTAACGCCAAGCCGCGCCAATACGCCATCCAGCGTATCAATCCTATCCACCATGCCTGCTGCTTTCGCGTCATCTGAATTGAGCACGCGGCCTTGGCCATAATTATTTTTTACGGCTGTAACATTTGTGCCACGGCCCTTTGCAACGCTGCTGATGAATGAATTGTAATAAAAATCCACGCTGGCCTGTATCGCTGCCTTGGCATCGTCACTGAGCGGCGCAAGGGGGCTGCCTTCCGTTTTGTACTTACCTGCTTGGATGATCGTGGAGGTGACACCCGCTTCCTCCATCGCCTTGCTCCAATCCTCATGGATCGTGTAAACGCCGATTGATCCAACCATACCGGATGGTGTCATGACAAACTCATCCGCCGCACTGCCGATCCAATAGGCGGCGCTGGCCGCCATATCGTTGGCGATGGCCACTATGTGCTTTTGCGCACGGGCATTAAAGATTTCATCCGCAAGCTCAGGCACGCCGAAAACGCCGCCGCCCGGTGAATCAATGTTGATCACGATTGCCTTGATGTTCGGGTTGGCCACGGCATCGCGGAAATCTTTGCTAAATTTTTCAATGGATGTGCCGCCGCTAATTTGCGTCATCATATCCATGCGCTTGTTGATGGTGCCGAAAAGCGGCAGCACGATCACATCACCCGGCTGCGAGGTGCGCGGCTTATCCTTAGCCTTGATGCCATCATAGTGACCGCCGCCAAAGCCATCGCCTGCCATCATTTTTCGGATGATGAAGCCCTGAATCTCAACCAGCTTGCTATGCAGGATCGCCCATGGCATTTCCGCACACAGCGTGAATGCGTGGATGTATTCTTTTTTCTTTTTCTTCTTTTCGGTATCAGGCATTTTCAATCCTCCAATTTAAGAAAGCATCAGCAAGCGTTTGCGCTGTGTCATCAGCGTGCAATGGCGTGGTTGCACGCAGTGTACCATAATATTCCGCGTATGTAACTGCATCCGGCACGCTCACGCTAAGTGAGCTACATAGCTGCTGGCACGGCAGCAAGGTTTTTATCATATAATCTTTGTGCTTGGTAGCGTAGAAATTCGCGGTGCGCTGCACCAGCACTTCACCATCGTATTTTTTATTGATGGTGGCCAGCGCGGATTGTTCGGCGGAAATAATGCGCTCAAAGGCATCCTGTACCACCGGCTCACTCAGGCGCGTGCCTTCCAGCATCAGCTTGGCATCCGTAGGCAGATTGTTTTGATTTGGGTTAGGCTGCACCTTTGGTGACATGGGCTTATCGCCGCCAAGGTTAAGCGGGGTAAGCGGCTCATCCAGCCCCGGCAGCGGGTTAAGGCTTTCTTTCTTGCGCACCTCATTACGGGTAAGCCACCCGGCGTTGATCCCGCTGGCATAGGCGGCATAGCGCACATCAACTTCGCCCATAAGCAATTCATCAGTGTTGTGCCTGAGGTAGAAAATATCCGGGCGCAGGATCAGATCGTTATTTACGCGCTGCTCAATGCGGCGAAGCTGGGGGCGGATTGTGTATTTTAAGAAATCTATGGCCTGCTGCTCAATATTATTATTTGTTGCCTCATCCAGTTCACCGATCATGTGCGGCGGGATGCGGAAATAACGGGCAATTTCTTTTATCTGATACTTGCGAGTTTCAAGGAATTGCGCATCAACGTTTTTCACACCAATGGTGTTTACCTTCATGCCTTCTTCCATCACGGCAACGCTGTAGGCGTTATCCAAACCGCTGTGCGCCTTCGCCCATGTTTCCTTGATGTTCTTTATCGCATCAGCATCCAGCGCGTTTGGATGCTCAAGCACCAGCGCCGGGGTAGCATCCTTGCTGAAAAACTTGCAACCAAATGCCTCAGTTGCCAGCGCCAAGCCAATAGGATCGTTTGCAAAATATATCGGCGCGATGCCCTCAACGCCGTTGAATGAAAAGCCGGGAATGCGGAAAAGTTCTTCCGGCAGATATATTTTTTTCTTGAGTGTAAGCGGATCGGTATATTCAAAGCGGAATGTTGAATCCGGCATCCTGAGCACGCGCATGTAATCCGGGCGGAGCGGAATAAGCTGATCAGCAAAGCCACGTGCGCCGGGTACAATCTCTGCGTAGGCATTTCCGAAAAGTGCGCCAAACGCAATTTGCATTTCCCAAAATTCTACCCCGGTTTGCAAATCGTTTGGTTTGGTATCAATAACATCCTGCAGCGGATGCTGCGGTGCTGCCTTGGTGGTACCGTCCGGGCTGCGCTGGTAGATCGTGCGCGGCAGGGTGGCAATCGTTTCCGCCAGCACCTTGACGCAGGCGTAGCAGGCGGAGGCACGGAGCGCTGACATGGCGGTGATGCGCACACCGGTGGCAGATACGTTTACAGGCTCATACCAGAAATCATTTGCGGGGCCGGGGGATTGAGGGTTTGAATCGCCTGATATTGCCTGAAACAGCATTTAGTTAATCCTTCTTGTAGCGATTTTTAACCGTGATGCTCCCCGCCTCTGCGCAAAGTGCAAAGCAAATAAACATTGCGCCTATGACACAAAACATCCACACGGGTGAAATCATCCAAAGGCCAACCGCCAATGATGCGATCCCCAAAATCCCCATGAAATCTATGAGCGCGTGGATCATAATGTTACGATGCCTCTAGTGCTGTAAACAGACACAAATTTTTGATTCCCCAAAATAGCACGGCTCAATGCCATAATCAACGCAATAACTCCATCTATCTTATTGTCCGGCTTCTCTTTGTTAGGATAAATATTATCCTTCCTATCGTAATGCGCAACCACGTTGCTGATCATCCACGCCAGCACCGGATCATCGCCATGCTCAAGCTCCTTTGAATGCACAAGCGCTTCCAGTTGTTTCATGGGTTCGCTGAAATTTGAAACGATGGCACGCACCTCCACCATTGGCACGCGCTTGGCCTGCAGATGCACCGCAAGCTGCGTTGCCTGCCATGGATCGTATGCCACATCCTGCACATCAAACTGATCGCACAGCTTTTCAATATCGGCCTCTATGTAATCTAAATCTATGATGTTGCCGGGGGTAAGTATGAAGCGCCCTTCCAGCGCCCATGCCTTGTAGAATGAAAGTGTGGTGTGCTGCTTTTCCTCAACGGTATCCTCAGGCAAATAATATTTTCCAAACACCTGCCACTTGCCGTTTTCATGGAATAAAAGCAACAGCGCAGTTACGTCAAGCTTACTGGCCAGATCAAGCCCTATCCAACATTTCTTGCCAAGGAAGTTTTCAATTTTCAACGCCGTGCCGCCGCAATCGCGCCACTTCGCCATATCCATCCACGATGAATTGCTACGCTCCCATACGTCAAGATGCTTGGTTTTGAAATTTGATTGGCTGGCCGGTGATCGCTTTGCCTTGTTCACCAGATTCAAAAGGTATTCCGCCTTGACCGATACGCCGTAATTAGGATTAGCCATGCGCAATGCGGCTTCGCTTGTCCAATCCGCGCCATCATCTATGGTGTATATGATCCCAAAAAAGCTATCATCCTCAAACACCCTATCCAAAATCTTTTGCAGGTATTCATGCAACTCATGGCAGATGCCGGTAATGTCCGTGCCTGCCGTGGTGATCACACTGATCAAGGATTGCGCACGCGCACCAGCACCGGTTTCAATTACATCATACACGGCACGGCTCTTGTGCGCGTGCAACTCATCTATGGATGCGAAATGCACGTTGAGGCCATCAAGGTTGCCTGCCTCCGCGCTCACTGCCTTGCACACGCTATCCGTTTCTTTCACCTGAATGTTGTGCGCCTGCACTCGCACATCAAAGCGCTTTTTGAAGTCAGGGCTTTTGTTGGCCATCTTGCACGCTGCATCAAACACGATCCGCGCCTGATCCTTTGACGTTGCAGCGCTGTAGCACTCCGCACCGCCCTCCCTGTCACCTGATGCCATATACAGCATCACGCCGCTTGATATGGTGCTCTTGGCGTTCTTACGCGGCACCTCAAGGTATGAGGTACGGTAGCGGCGGAAGCCGGTATCCCTATGCACCCAGCCAAAGAGCGTGGTGAGGTAGAAACACTGCCACGGCTCCAACCTGATTTTCTGGCCTGTCCACTCGCCTTTTATGTGGCGCAGGTTTTCAATGAAGCGGCACACCTTCGCGCCGCGCTCAGGATTAAAAACGTATGGCCATTTATCAGGATGGTATTTTTTCTTGAGATCATCTATCTGCCGCTGGCAAGCGTAGCGCGTCCACTTGGATGCCGGGATTTCCCCCGCTATTACATCCTCAGCATATTGGTGCGCCGCTTTGATGTGACCATGTGACATTAAAACTCATCAAATTCATTTGGTTCTTTGCGGGGGGCAGTGCCGCCGGGAGGCGTTGCCATTTTTATCCGGGCGCGATCATACGGTGATAGGCCAAAAAGCGCCAGATACGCTGACATATCTTTCCGCGATGATTTCAACTGATCAGCCCACGGGTTGCGATAAAGGCCACCGCCGCGCTTGCCTTTCATAATTGCTTTATTTCCGGGCTTCTTCATTTCCTTCCCGGCCTCTACCCACTCCGCATACGCCTCGCAATACAGCGCCAGCGCGGTGCCATCCAACTCCTCAAAGATATTCATGGCGTGCAATATGCGGATCATCTTTTTCCATTCCGCTTTTGCGCAGGCATTCAAATTATCAGGCGGAGGCGCGTACACAATAGATTTTGTATTCTTTTCGGTATTCACAGAATTGATTTTGGAAAGGTTGATCAGCGCAATAACTTTTTCCTGTTTTTGTTTGGTTGGTTTTTGCGGCCTTTTATCCTTACCCCTTACCCTCATGATACCCTCCCCCTCTAATTTTTTTTTCGTGAATGTAAAAC